GAGCAGGTCGGTTGCCGCGGCAAAAGCGTTCATCTCAGCGTCTCCAGTTTACATTGAGACTGGGTATCGTTTTGCCCGCAGAGGCAGCCTTTGTTTACATGGGCGTTCAGCGGGCAAAACGATTCCACGTTAACGGGAGGCGCTTTAGGTCCGCCGCGCAGAACGCAGAACCTGCGGGCGGGTGCAGATCGGGAGCGGGTTACTTTCAATCTCAAGGCGCACCCACTCGTCGCGATCCCGATCCGGAATGGAGCGTGCATAAAGTGGCAGGCCAAGTGTGTTGACGGTCTCGAACGTGTCGGCAGGGGCGTAGTAGATCTCAAAGAGGCCCTCGACGCCTTCGGGATAGAAATACGCCTTGTCGACCGGCACACCAAAGGCCGCGTTGCCCCGATAACGGCGGAAGTTGATGCCGCCAAAGCTGACCTCATCAGAGACCCGACTGCGCAGATCAGCCGCCGAAGCCGTGTTGAGATAGGTTGCCCGCACTTCTTTGTGCGCCACCAGATCGGCAAAGAAAGCCGAGCCACATTCGGCGCGCAATTGCACCGCGCCGGTGGAAAGGCCGCCGAGCGTATCCTCGACGCTCTCGATCAGCGCTTGGCACACCTTGCGCAAGGCTCCCGACGCGGGCGACGCATTGGCGAGATCAAAGTTCACTTCAGCGGCCGGAGTAATGGCAAACTCGGTGAAGTAATCAATGACGGTGGCGCCGTTTTTCGGGTCCAGCACCTTGCCCTGGATGCCGTTCAGCAGGTGGTACTCGAACGTTGCTTCGGCGTCATTGCGCAGGCGGCGCAGACGGCGGGCAACCTCGGCCTGAATTTGCTGGGTCTCAGAGTCGGTGCCAAAGGCGCGAATGCCCTGAATTTCCGAGGCCCAGAGCACGTCCTGCTTCTTGAACTGGCGGCACACAAACGCGCGTACATCGCGGCTCTCGGGCACTTGTTGCTCGTAAGCCGAGCCGCGTTCCGAGAACGGGATAAGCGAGAGTGTACCGTCGCGCGATTCAATCACAACCGTGCGGGCGCGCACCCCGCGATCGGCAAAGAGGCCGGAGCCTGACAATGTTGCGGGCTTGTAGGGGATGTTTTCCAGCGCGCGGGTGAGTTCAATGACCGAAAACGCGTCGGTCGCAAAGATATCCATGGTCGCCATCGCGACCTCCTTTCGGGTAAGCGCTTCCAGCCAAAGTGGAAACCGGTTTTGCGTCCGGAAGCGCGTAATTATTGAGAATTAGCGGGTAAGAACACCGAGCGTGGAAAGGGCGGTATGGGCGGCGGTGATTTCCAGCGCCGTGGGCGTGCCAGCAAACACCAGGTCCTTGCCATTGACGACGGCCGGACCTCGGACAAGCGCGACCACTGTGGCATCAGCCAGCGTGGCATCCGACGGTCCCCAAAGCACAGCGACAGCAGTTTCCGTACCATCGACCGCTGCGGGGTCATGGGCGGCATATTTGCCTGTCGCCGTGATTTTGCCCAGCACGGTGCCGGGCTCCAGCACCGGATATGTGCCGCCGGTGGCGATAGTGATGACCTCGCGGGTGTAATCGCGAAAAGCCTCCCAAACTAAAAAGCCGCCTGCGTGGCGGCCCTCGGTCAGAATGGTCATGTTGTGTTATCCTTTGCGTTTGAAGGTTTGCGCAATCACATCGGCCCAGGGGCGCGAGTCACTATGTTTGCCGGGTTGTGGGTGATGGGTGCTGATGTCGGAATCGACCTCGACGCGGGCGTCGATCAGGGATTTGCGGATATCTTCAAGGCTGGTTTCGGCCTCAAGAAAGGAAGCTGCCATCTGCGGCTGTGCTGCCAAACGACAGAGATCGACGACCGTTTTGGCGTAGGTCATGGCCTCGTGGCGGATGGCGGCAGGGTCAGGTGTCGGGTTAGGGTCAGGGTCAGCTTTTGCCGCTGAAGCTACGTCGGATTTGGGGGCTGCGAGAGGATCTACCTTGGCACTGGCCGAAACCGGAGGTGTCGGTTTTGGCGCCGGCTCAATCGCCGTGATGGCAGGTCTTTCCGCCTTTTTCACCGCTGCCACGATCTCCGGCGGTGCATTCTTGAACCCGCTCACATCAAAGCTGGCGGCCATTTTGACCGGCGCGGCCAGCGTATCCGCAAGACCTATATCAACCGCCTCGGCGGCATCCAGCCAGGTTTCTGCGGCCATCAGCACCGCGATGTCCTTTTCCGCCTTGCCGGATTTCGTGGCATAGCCTTTGATGAGCGAGGCGCCGATCTTGTCCAAAGACTCGGCCATTGCGCGCATGTCCGCCGCCGTGCCCATCACCATGCCCGACGGGTCATGGATCATCAGAAAGGCATTTTCCGGCATGATGATTTCGTCGCCCGCCATCGCGATGTAGGAGGCCGCCGACGCCGCAATCCCGTCGATGCTGACGGTGACATTGCCCGGGTGGCGCTGCAGGGCGTTGTAAATCGCCACCGCGTCAAACACCGATCCGCCCGGGCTGTTGAGCCTGAGCGTCAGCGGAGCCGCATCCGGCAGCTTGCCAAGATCGGCGAGAAACGCTTTCGCCGAGACGCCATAGGCGCCGATTTCATCATAGATCGAGATTTCCGCGCCCTCGTTCAGGGCGCAGATCGAATACCAGTTGTTCATGGGTTCATCCTTATGGATTGGATAGTTTGGTCGTTTGCTTGCCTGATTTCTGGGGATCAGCCTGCTTTTGCGGCGTCGCCCGCGCTCCTTGGGTTTCACCGGGGCTGGTGGAATACGCGAGACCGAGGCCTGCGGCCCTCGCTGCATCGGCGGCGTTCTCGCGATCAATTTCCTCGATGTCATAGCCGGTGGCTTCCACGGCTTTGCGCCGCGACATCAGCCCGGCGTTGATCGCCAGGAGTTGCGCCTGAATGTCTTTCAAGGGATCAACCCAGTCCCAACGTGGCGGGATCCAGTGCACCGGTTTTGCCTTGGCCATATCCGGCAGGTCGAGCGCACCTGATAATGCCGCCGTCTCCAGCCAGCGCGCCCAGACAGGCCGGCAGAACTGATGCGCCATCACCCCGTGCTGAAGCTGACCAATGCGACGACGAAACTCGACCAACTCGGCCCTGAGACTCGAATAATTAGCCTGGCGCACATCCCCTGTGACCACATGATAGGGCAGTCCCAGTGAGGCCGAGATCGCCAGCAGGGTGCGATACTGAAACGCTTCATAACCACCCCCAACATCGGCGGGGCTCGAGAACTTGATGTCTTCGCCGGGCAGCAGGACCTGCAGCGTGCCGGGCTCGAGACTGGCGATGCCAATGCCGGTTCCCTCGTCCTCGATCTCGCCCATCATTGGATCCTCGGGCGCGTTCTTGGTGACGAAGCCCGCAAACATCGCCGCAGTCTTTTTGCGATCCAGCTCGGCGTCGTCGTATTGGTCGAGCAGAAACAGCCGCACCATCGCCGGAGCCACATGCGGCAGGCCACGTATTTGGCCTGCATCGATGGGGCGGTAGATGTGCAAAACATCTTCGGCTGGCACACGGGTGGTTTCAGGTAATACGGGGCCTCTATCTGTACTGTCACCCGGATGGCGACGGCGAAAGTGATAGGCGACGCGACGCCCGATCAGATCGAACTCGATACCACAGCGAATGGGATTGCCGTTGGGCGTGGTTTCGGTCTTTTCAAACGGCAGCATTTCCGATTGCAGAAGCTGCAACTGCATCGGCACTAACAGGCCATCTTCCGCGCGGCGCGGCCGGATACGCACGAAGCATTCGCCCGCCACAAACATCTCGCGGGCAATCATTGCCTGCAGGCCATAAAAATCGGTCAGACCGTCAGCGTCCGCCTGATTGGTCCAGGCGAGCCACAGGCGTTGAATGCGATCCCGCAACTCCCCGTCCTCGATCAGCGACGAGGGTTTGATCCCGTCGCCGACCAGATTGGCCGCATAAGCCTCGCAAGCATTGGCGGCATAGCCATTAGTGACGACCAATTCACGCGAGCGCGCCAGCAGACGCGGGCCACCCCAGGCCACCAGCGAGTTGATGTTTTCCAAGCGTGGCTGCCAGCCCCGCAGGCGACGGCGCGACATTGCCCCTTCGAGGCGGGCGCGTACGCCACTGGGGCCGCCGGGTTTCGGGCGGCGAAAAGCATCAAACAGGCCCATTACAATCCCTTGGTCGTGGTTACACGGACCTGGCGAATGAAGGATTTTCCTTCGAGCGCCGCGATTTCGCGGTCCAGCACATCGATGGCGCGGTCGATTTCAGCGAGGCTGCGATACTCCACCGTCTTGCCGTCATAGCTGATGCGCGCGACACCGCTGGCGCGTGACGCCGCCAGCGCTTCCCGGCGGGTTTGCAGGTCTGCCAGCGTTGCCATCGATCACCTCATATAGGTCGAGCGCACCGACCTG